ACCACATATCGTCTAGATTGCAGAAGTTATATGGGTGGCTTCCTAACTCTTTCACTCCGAGTGGAAAACCAGAAGTAAACGAATCTATATTAAGTAAGCTTAGGTTTCCTAATTGCCAAGAGCTAAAGAAACATTTCTTAATCAGTAAGAGAGTGTCTCAATTAGCTGAGGGTGATAACGCATGGCTTAAACTAGAGAGAGATGGGAGACTACATGGGTACGTCAACACTAACGGAGCTGTAACTGGTAGGTGTACCCATTCATCTCCTAATATAGCTCAAGTACCGGCTTCTTATAGCCCCTATGGTAAAGAGTGTAGGACACTATTCACAGTAGGTAAAGGTAAGAAGCTAGTCGGGGTAGATGCAGATGGTCTTGAACTCAGAGCACTCGCAGGGTATATGAGTCGGTATGATAAAGGCAAGTATGTTAAGGCTGCAGTGTCGGGTGATAAAAAGAAATCTACTGACATCCATTCTATTAACATGAAAGCATTGGATATAGATAATCGCGACACCGCTAAGACATGGTTCTATGCTTTTATCTATGGTGCAGGAGACATGAAGCTAGGATTAATATTAGGTAAGGGATCAAGGTCAGGCAGAGCTTCAAGACAAAGATTCCTAAAGAATGTTACTGGACTTCAAACATTAACAACCAAAGTAAAGGAGACATACAGGAGAAGGGGCTATCTAATAGGACTTGATGGTAGGAAGCTACACATTAGGTCAGAGCATAGTGCTCTTAATACCTTACTCCAATCAGCAGGTGCAGTGCTTATGAAGAAAGCTTTAGTTATACTTGATGAGAAGCTTAAGTTCAGAGGCTTGAAAGCAGGTCAAGACTATGAGTTTGTAGCTAATGTCCATGATGAATTCCAAATCGAGGTAGAAGAAAAATATGCAAAAGACGTTGCCGAAGAATCTGAGAGAGCGATCCGAACTGCGGGGGAATTCTTTGAATTTGGTTGCCCACTTTCCGCAACTGCGAAAATTGGAGAGACTTGGGCTGAAACCCATTAGGACAACCAAAGCTTTGATAGTTTTTATGGAGAAGGATGGACACACACTAATGGGTGAGAATGGTGTTAACCCTTATAAAAGCACCGGCCGTGAAAGAAAAAATTATTTAAAGTTTAATAATAATATTAGAAGGTCTTTCTTATGTTGGTTAAAAAACTTTACTTGTGAGACCTGTAACTTTTATAATCCAACAAAGACTTTACATTTCCACCATGTCTACCCTAAGAAGAAACAAGGGAGTATTATGACAATGGTGGGTGGTAAGAACAAGATGAAATTGTTTAAGGAAATATTTAAATGTGTATATGTTTGTGAAAATTGTCATTTTAAAATTCACTCAGAAGAAGGAGGCATAGATGGACACTACGAAATTATTAATAGACGGAGACATTCTTACATACAGAACTTGTTGGGCAGTGCAAACAGAAGTGCAGTGGGATGATGACATTGTTACTACTGCTACTAATCTTAAGGAATTGGAGTTCCAATCTAAGAATACTGTAGAGTATTGGGTTAAGAAGTTTGATATAACTAACCGGGAAGATGTTACTATTTGTTTCTCTGACAGAACAAATAATTTTAGACGAAAAATTTTCCCCGAATATAAAGCTAATCGGAAAGGTAGTAAGAAGCCTCTAGGGTACAATCATCTAGAAACATTTTTAAAGAAAGCTTACAATTCTTTTGTCCTCGATAATTGTGAAGCTGATGATGCCTTAGGGGTTCTTGCTACCAGTTATACTAAGAACATGAGACCTGTAATCGTATCAATAGATAAAGATATGTTGACAATCCCTTGTGAATATTATAACATTGATACTGAGGAGGTACTTAAAATTAACAAGGAGGATGCAGACTTTCAATTCTTTCACCAAACTTTAACAGGAGACTCTGTAGATAATTACAAAGGGTGTCCGGGGATAGGAAAGAAAAGAGCTGACGCATTACTCAAAGATAAGGGAGCAACATGGGAGACAGTATTAGATGCGTTTGTTAATGCCGGACTAGATGCAGATGACGCATTAACTCAAGCTAGAGTAGCTAGAATCTTAAGAGCTAGTGATTATAACTTTGGAAAAGAGGAGGTTATCTTATGGAATCCCCTATAACAGACAACAATGACATTGATGCGTACAGTTTAAATGATCAGTGGAAGGGTGGTAGTACCAACATTAGACCTAAGTATTATGCTAAGTATAAGATAGACCCTTGGACTTTTATTATAGAGAATCAATTAGGTATGGATGTAGGAAGTGTAGTTAAATATGTGGTTAGGCACAAGGATAAGAATGGTGTAGAAGACCTAAACAAAGCCATTAAATGTATAGAGATGATGAAGGAATATTATTACAATGAAAAAAGTTAGAGAGTTCCATGAGAAAATGGAGCTAGCAGTGGATCAACCATTCAGCAAAGAGCTACTTGAGTTTCGGATGAAGTTAATCTTTGAAGAAGTTCAAGAGCTTGCTGAGGTTGGTATGACAATAGAAACAAATGCTAATGAAACAGAACGTAGGGTTTTACTACAAGATTTCTTAAAGGAAATGTGTGATGTCATTTATGTTATTAAAGGAACTGCCGTATCATTCGGGATGGACTTAGATCAAGCTTATGACTTAGTACACAAGAGTAACATGAGTAAGTTTCCATTTACTAAAGATGACAGTGGTAAGGTTATAGAAAGGTAAAAATTATAAACCCCCTGTACTAGAGGAGTGTATATGAAATCAGTAAGAGCTGACATTATTACTAGACGTACCTACAATAGACCCTTAGACCCTACCGGAGAGAGGTTTGAAACGTGGGAGCAAACAGTAGACAGGGTGATACATCATCAAGGGTGGCTTTGGGATAGAGCTTTAGGTAAACCAGAGACCCCTGAGTATACTGAGATTAATGAGGAGTTAAAAGAATTACGTCAGCTTATGTTAGATCGTAAGGTGTGTGTCAGTGGAAGAACATTGTGGTTAGGAGGAACTGAGGTAGCTAAGCGTAGGGAAGCTAGTCAGTTTAATTGTGCTCACTTAAAATTGGAGACTATACATGATGTGGTTGACTCTTTATGGCTCTTGCTGCAGGGATGTGGCGTGGGATTCACACCTGTTGTCGGAACACTATCTGGCTTCACATCCCCAATCAAAGATGTGCAAGTCATCCGTTCAAGAAGAACTAAGAAAGGAGGGCATGAAGGAAACAAAGAAACTTTCGATTCCGGGACTTGGACACTTACAGTTGGAGACTCCGCTGAAGCTTGGGCAAAGTCTATCGGTAAAATTTTGGCATTCAAAGGGAAAGCTACAAGTTTCGTACTCGATCTCTCACAGCTCAGACCTGCAGGGCAACGGCTCAGTGGGTATGGATGGATCAGCAGCGGTGATGCTCCCCTCTCTAAAGCCTTCACAGCAATCGTTCAGATTTTAAATAAGAAGTCAGGTTCACTCCTAAGTAGAATGGACATCTTAGATATTATGAACTGGTTAGGTACTGTACTCAGTAGCCGTAGGTCAGCCGAGATAGCACTCATGTATTATGACAATCCAGAGTGGGAAGAATTTGCTAGGTCTAAAGATAACTTAGCAGAAACACCACACAGAAGTCAGTCTAATAACTCCGTAGTATTTTGGAGAGAGCCTACAAAACCTGAGCTTGAACAATTCTTTAAGATCATGGAGGAATCAGGTGGGTCTGAACCGGGAATCATTAATGGTGAAGAAGCTAGAAGGCGCGCTCCGTGGTTCTCTGGTGTTAACCCTTGTGCTGAGATACTCTTAGGTAACAAAAGCTTCTGTAATCTATCTGAGGTAGACGTAGGGAAGTTCAAGAATGACAGTGATGGTTTAGCTAGAGCTATATATCTGATAGCTAGAGCTAACTATAGGCAGACTCTAGTTAATCTAGATGATGGTATTCTTCAACGTACTTGGCATGAGAACAATGAGTACCTAAGGTTATGTGGTGTAGGACTTACAGGTATAGTTAGAAGACCAGACCTATCAGAGTATGACTATAAGAAACTAAAGAACATAGCCATACATGGTGCTTACTCTATGGCTGATCAGTTAGGTACACAGAGACCTAAGAATGTTACTACCATTAAACCTAGTGGTACTCTGAGTAAGATCATGGATACCACTGAGGGGTGTCATAAACCTGAGGGTAAGTATATTTTTAACAACGTCAACTTTAGTATTAATGATCCCATTGTTTCTAAGCTAAGAGAATCAGGTTATCGTGTAGTTAACAATCCTGTTGATGAACATAATGTTATAGTTACTTTCCCAGTTGCATGGGAAGATATTAGATTTAGTCCAGACCCAAACTCAAAGGAGGAAGAAAGATATGTCAACATGGAGTCAGCCATTAACCAAATGGTTCGCTACAAATTTCTTATGGATAGCTACGTTGAGCAGAACTGCCCGATCACTGTATCTTATACGAAAGATGAAATCCCATCTATTATTGATTGGATCAAATCTAATTGGTCTTCTTACGTTGGTGTTAGTTTTCTTCCCCGTATGTCTGAGGAGGAGAAGGCAGGATATGAGTATCTCCCCCAACAAGTTGTCAGCAAAGCAGTCTACGAGGAGTATGTGGCACAACTTTCCGAGGTGGATTGGGAGAAAACGCTAGGCATCCATGAGCTTGAGGATGACGAATGTGCGAGTGGCGTATGTCCAGTAAAGTAGAGTGATTCACGTTTTTGAATTTAGTTCATGCCTTTAGGAGACTTTTCAAAATGTCAAGATATACAAATGCAGAAGATTTACACAGTATAATAATTACTGATGGGTTACTTAAGGAATTACATGAAATGTTTCCAGACTCCTTACCCTCTAAATTGGTAAGTGAGCCTGAGCTATGTAAACTTATAGGTCAGCAACAAGTTATAAGGTGGCTTAAAGATAAACAAGATGAAATAAAAGAAGCATCTTACAAGGGAGATAAGACTAGTGTTAGAGTTACTTAATATGTTAATGTGTATGGGGGGATCACCCCCAAAACCTCCGGCTCCTACACCTGTACCTCCACCNCCAAGTCCACCGGCACCGATAGCTGAGGTTTCTACNNAAGCTACTGTAGCTAGAAAGGGTGGTGGAAAAGGTGGAGCGACTAAGACTAANATGGCTAGGAGAGCTAAGGGTAAGTCTAGATTTACTAGACCTCTCCCATCTTCCGGGCCTACTGGATTGAACATAGGTTAACTATGTGTGATCCTACAGGTATCGCGATTGGGGCAGCCATAGGTGCGGCTACGTCAGCAGCCACCGGTCAAGACCCTCTTATGGGTGCGGTTGTTGGTGGAGCTATGGGTGGATTCATGCCGGGAAGTGTTGGTGTTAAAGCAGGTTCAAAAGCCGGAATGTCTGGATGGATTGGTGGTAAAGCTTCATGGGCTACTAAGACTTATGTTTCAGGTTATGGTAAAAATGTTGTGATGGGTGGACTAGCAAAAGCCACAGGACTTGGTTTAGCTAGTGGTGCTGCTATGACTGCCATGTTTCCAGAGTACGAGTACCCTGAGTACACTAATCAACAACCAATACAAGCTGCTA